CTGATTGGCAAGAGCAGGGAGCCACACCAACGACTGCCGGCCACATGTATCAGGTGAGCATCGGCGCTGATCCGGAGCATTTCCTCGACTGGGACAAGCCGCTCAGCGAGCAGTCACAGCATGTGCAGGAAGCGCTCGGCAAAGTGCCGTGGACTGAGCCGTATCTACAGAGCGGCAAGTTTGCTGGCAGTCAGATCGCGCCCAAGACGCCGGAAGGCGCGCAGCAGCTAAAAGATGCAGGAGTTGCCGGCATCCGCTACCTCGATCAAGGCAGCCGAGGCGCCAGCCAAGGCACCCACAACTACGTCGTGTTCGACGCCGCCACGATCGACATCCTGCGCAAATACGGCCTCGCCGGCCTGATCGCAGGCGGTGGCGCCGCAGCCGCCGGAACCCAGCAACAGCAGCCGAGCCAGTGACGCGCCTCGATGAGTTCGACCGGCTGGAGTGGTGGGACGTGGCGCGCCGCGTCAACCCGCGCATCACATGGGCCGAGTTCCTGCACCAGTGGGCCGAGTTCCAACGCCTCAAGGCCGCACACAAGGCGAACTGACGGCCCTAGCGCCGTGGCTCGAACGCCTGCAACAACTTGTGCGCCAGGTCAGCCGCAATGTGCCGCGCCAGGCTCTCGGCTCGCTCGCGGCGCATGTTCCAGTCGCTTATCGCTGCCAGATCGAAGGCGGGTGGTGCGCGGCCGATGTGCAGATCCAGCGCCTGCTCACGCCCGATCTGGTAGCGCAGCATCATCGGTTCGCCGCTTGAGGCGAACGGCGACTGATCGATCCTGATCGATATGGTTACAGCGTCTTCCATGCTCTCACCCTCCCGTGGTCCATGAGCGATACCGCCATCCATCTCCATGTCCATACCGGCGACCGCGGCCCCGACACGCCGCCGGCGATCCGTGACCTGACGGGTGGCGATCCCGATGCCTATCCCCGCGACCTCGACGACCTCCATGCCCGCCTGATCCGCTGGTTCGAGGAGAGCGAGCTGGCGCGCCAAGACGAGATCGACCTCGCGCAGCGCGATCGCGAGTACTTCGACGGCTCCCAGTGGACGCGCGACGAGCTGAAGCTGCTGAAGGAGCGCGGCCAGCCTGCCATCGTCATCAACAAGGTCGCGGATAAGGTGCAACTGCTGTGCGGCATGGAGCGCAAGGCGCGCACCGACCCCAAGGCATTCGCTCGCACGCCGGCCGAGGAGGATCGCGCCGACGCAGCAACGCAGGCATTGAGATACATTGCGGACGACAACGACTTCTCCGTCGTGCGCAGCGAGGTGTTCTCCAACATGCTCATCGAGGGCGCCGGCGGGGCTGACCTCGGCCTCGAGGACGATGGGCAAGGCTCGTGCAACATCACCATCACGACCATCCCGTGGGATCGCATCTGGTACGATCCCCACAGCCGTAGCTACGATTTCAGCGACGCGCGCTACAAGGGCATGGTGATCTGGACCGACCGCGATGCGCTTGAGGAGATGTATCCCGGCGAGGATGTGCAAGACGTAATCGAGAGCAGCTTCAGTAGCGCCGACTACCAGTACAACGACCGGCCGGAAACGGCGTTCTGGACCGACAACAACCGCACGCGCATTCGGCTGGTGCAGTGCGACTGGTCCGAGCGTGGGACCTGGTGGCGCGCGACCTACACCAAGAGCGGGCTGCTGGCCGCACCGCAGCGCTCCAAGTTCAAGGACCGTAAGGGCAAGTCGGCGTCCGGGCTGCTGCTGCAATCCAGCTACATCAATCGCGAGAACCAGCGGTATGGGATGGTACGTGGGCTCATCAGCCTGCAGGACGAGATCAACAAACGGCGCAGCAAGGCGCTGCATCTGCTGAGCGTGCGCCAGGTCATCGCAGAGCAGGGCGCGGTGCCGGACGTCGATAAGGCGCGGCGCGAGGTCGCTAAGCCTGACGGCTACATCGAGGTGATGCCTGGCCTCAAGTTCGAGATCGAGCAGACCGCGGACCTCGCTGCCGGCCAGTTCCAATTGCTGCAGCACGCCACCGCCGAGATGCAGCTCAGCGGCCCGAATGCGGCCATGAGCGGCACCGATCCGCGCGAGCTGTCCGGCCGTGCTGTGTTGGCGATGCAGGCCGGGGGCGCCGCTCAAAATGAGCCATTAGCCGACGCGCTGCGGTTCTGGAGCAGGCGGGTTTATGAGAGCTGCTGGATGGCGGCGCGCGAGTATTGGAAGGCCGGCAAATGGGTGCGCGTCACCGACGACCTGAACGAGACGCGCTGGGTCGGGATCAACCGTCCGGTGCGGCTAATGGACAAGCTCGCCGACATGCCGGAACAGCACCGCGCCATGGTGATGCAGCAGATGCAGTTGCAACCCGGTGATCCACGGCTGCAGCAGGTCATCGGCATCGAGAACGACATCTCGGATTTGGATGTAGACATCACGATCGAGGAGGGCATTGATATCCCGAGCCTACAGGCCGAGGAGTTCCAGAGCCTCGTGCAGCTTGCGAGCGTTCAGCCGGGGCTGATCCCTGGCGATGTGCTCATTGCAGCATCAGGGCTGCGCGACAAAGACCAGATCCTCGAGCGGATGAAGGAACACCAGCAGCAGCAGCAGCAAGCCCAGCAGCAGGCCGGACAACTCGCAACGCAGCACGCGCAAGCCGACATCGCGGGCAAGCAGGCGAAAGCGCAGGCCGACATGGCGCTGGCGCAGGAGCGCAAGGTCAACGCCGCGGCCAATGTGCATTCCGTGCATGGCGAGTTCAGCGCACCACCCTACGGGCAGCCGCATGTGGCTCCGGACAACCCTCCGGGAGCGTCGTCACCGCAGCCGCCTGATCCCGAGCAGATGACGCCTGACATCGCTATGGCCCATCACATGGCAGATCTAGGCAAGAAGCACGCCGATGTAGCCAAGACCAGAGCCGATACGCTGCTGACGGTGGCAAAAATCCCGCAAGTGGCACAAGGCACGTTACATACAGCCCATCAGACCCATAATGTTGCCGTAACCACTAATCGCCTCATGCAGACTCCGATCCCGCAACCTGCAGCGCCAGGGGGTGCGCCATGAGCCTGATCCTACTGGTCGTCATCCTGATCGTGCTGTTTGGGTTCGGCGGCGGGTATTATGGCTATCGGTCGGGGGCGTATGGGTATGGCGGCTTCGGAGGAATAGGGCTTGTGCTGCTGATCATCGTGCTGCTGCTGCTATTCGGTGGCGGCCGGTTTTGGTAGCGCGGTGTGAGCACATTGGCGACGCCACGCTGTATCTCGGTGATTGCCGAGAGATGCTGCCGACGCTCAGCGGCGTCGATGCTGTGGTGACTGATCCGCCGTATGGCAAAGAGGCCACGCATGCGGGACACCTCGGCAACCTCACGCTGCGGAATGGAGAGCCTGCCGGACAGGCTCTCGGGTTCGATGGGATCGGCGGCATCGCACTGGAGCGTCTGGCGCGGCTCTGGACTGATACGGCGCAACGCTGGGTCGTGTTCACTTGCGAATGGAAATATCTGGTGCGCCTCGACCAACTCGGATTGCTGGTTAGGTTCGGTATCTGGCGGAAACCAGATGGAGCGCCGCAATTCTCTGGGGACCGGCCAGGGATGGGTTGGGAGGCTGTAGCAATCTGCCATCGGCCTGGCATGAAGCGTTGGAACGGCGGCGGCGCGCATGCTTTCTGGACCTACCCAAAAGGCAGCAATGACAGCGGGCATCCGACAGGCAAGCCGCTTCCTTTGTTCTCTGATTTCGTCCGTGACTTCACAGATCCAGGCGAAACCATCCTCGATCCCTACATGGGCAGCGGCACCACGGGCGTTGCCTGCGCGCGCCTAGGGCGTCGGTTCATCGGTATTGAGATCGAGGAGCGCTACTTCGACATAGCGTGCCGGCGGATTGAGCAGACGCAGCGCCAGCGCGATCTGTTCGTTCATGCGCCAATGCCAGAGCATCCGGTCGAGACCGAGATTGCTGACCTGTTCGCGGAGGCTGCGGAGTGAGCCACGGCGCGCTGCTTGGGATCATGGTGCTGGCGCTGGTTGTGCTGCTGATCACCGCTGTCACCTGAGCGAGTAGGGGCGGCTTCTGGCGGTTACCGCCCACTACTCTCCCGCACCACCTTGCACGGACGCGGTGGCGCCATCACAGCACGGTCGAGTCCAACCCGCAACGACATACTGAGGTCCAATGGGAACTGTCACCGTCGTCCCCGGCCAGAGCATCCAGGACGCGATCAACGCCGCGGCATCCGGTGACACGATCGACGTGCAGGCCGGGACGTATGTCGACCAGTTCCTCACCATTCGTACCTCGATCACGCTACAGGCGACCGGTGGCGAGGTGCTGATGCGGGAGACGGTATCCCCGCCCGACGGCAAGGCGATGATCACGGAGAGTGGCGCCAATGTCGCGATCAATGGGTTCGATATTAGCGGGGTGGCTGTACCGGACGGAAATGGCGCTGCGATCCGCTACGAGGGCGGCAGCCTCTCGCTGTCGGACGACTATTTCCACGACAACCAAGAGGGACTTCTCGGCGCCGCAGACCCAGGCGGCAGTATCTCGATTGACCACAGTGAATTTGCATCGAATGGCGATGGATCAGGCTCGACGCACAACATCTACGTCGGAGCAATTACGAGCTTCACGCTTACGAACTCGTACATCCACGACGCGGTTGTAGGGCATGAGGTCAAGAGCCGCGCGGCGAATAACACCATCACTGGCAACCGCATCTTCGACAACGGCGGGAGCGCCAGCTACAGCATCGACCTGCCGAACGGCGGCAACGCCACGATCAGCGGCAACACGATCGAGCAGGGGCCCAACACGCAGAACCCGTTCATCGTGGCCTACGGAGAAGAGGGCGCCAGCAACCCCGGCACCAGCTTCGCCATTACCGGCGACACCATCGTCAACGATGATCCGTCCGGGCGGTTCCTGCTCGACACCGCAACGCAGCCGACGCTGAGCGGCAACAGCGTCTGGGGGCTGGATCCATCGGTTGCCGGGTCCGACACTGTGCTGCTGGCCAGCCGGCCGAGCCTCGACACCTCATCGCTCAGCTTCATCAGCAATCCTGGTGGTGATCCGCCACCCGCCCCACCGCCGGTCTCTGAGCCACCCCCAACGCCGCCGCCACCGGAACCGCCGCCATTGCCACCACCCGAGCCACCGCCGCTGCCGCCCCGCCGGAGCCGCCGCCTG